GAAAGCTGAAGCCGAGACCAAGATGAAAATCGCCACGGGTGAAATTAGCTGGGAGCAAGCCGCCATTGAGGCCAGCAATAATTCGTGGAAGGATGAGGCGTGGACAGTGGCCTTCATAGCCATTGTGCTGGGCAGCTTCATACCGGGGATACAACCTTACATGGCGCAAGGTTTTGCCAATCTGGATGCTGCGCCGCAGTGGTTCCAGTGGGCAATGTATGCGAGCATTGCGGCGAGCTTTGGCATACGCACAGTAAAGGGGTTAAAGGGGTAATGGCAAAAGACCCAAGATTAGCAAGAGCTGGTGTGTCTGGCTACAACAAGCCAAAGCGCACACCCGGTCATAAAACCAAATCTCATGTTGTGGTGGCCAAGTCTGGCGACCAGACAAAGACAATTCGGTTTGGCCAGCAAGGCGTGTCTGGATCAAAAGAAGGCACAGCTCGCAACAAATCATTCAAGGCCCGCCACGCAAAGAATATTGCAAAGGGTAAAATGTCAGCGGCCTACTGGGCTGATAAGGTTAAATGGTGAGAGAATGGGACTGTATTCAAACATTGCTAAAAAGCGTGCGCGCATTAAGGCCGGAAGCGGCGAGAAAATGCGCAAGCCCGGCACAAAGGGAGCGCCAACGGCCAGTGCATTTAAAGCGGCTGCCAAGACAGCAAAGAAAAAGGCTAAGAAATGAGCAAAGCAATGGCTATCCTCCAAACTAAAATCGGGTCAACGCCTGATGGTGAGTTTGGGCCTAATACAGCACGGGCAATCGCAAAGTATTTCAACCTATCTCCGGCACGCGGCGCACACTTGATGGGGCAGGCGTCACACGAAAGCGGTGGCTTCAAGCGAACCCGTGAGAGCCTGTACTATAGCTCACCAGAGCGCATACAGGCTGTGTGGCCGTCACGCTTCCCAACGGTTGAGGATGCTGAACCTTACGCTAGAAACCCATCTGGGCTTGCTGGCAAGGTTTACGCTGGCCGTATGGGCAACGAGAATGAGGCACAGGCCAGCCTGTACATTGGTCGAGGATTTCTTCAATTGACCGGGCGTGACAATTACCGCTCATTCGCGTCGGACATGGGCGTGCCAAAGGTTATGACTGACCCAGATTTGGTGGCAGACACATATGCCTTCGAGACTGCGTTGTGGTTTTTCGAGAAGAATGCCTTGTTCAAGATTGCCGATGAGGGCGTGACAGATGACGCTATCAAGCGCATTACGCGCCGCGTGAATGGCGGCTATCACGGGCTAGAGGATCGAAGCAATCAGAGCAAGAAAATCCACACTTGGCTGTTGACCTAGCCAAGTTAGCTAAGTTGCGCGTCCAAGATCAGAAGGCCAGCGCGGCGGTTGGAAGGGCGGGCGAGCATATAGCACTCGCTCGGCTTTCGCTTGCTGGTTATCTCTGCACCCTATGCCAGATCAGGGACCACGATGCGTATATACAGACCGTTTCAGGCGTGCTGACCTTGCAGGTAAAGAGCGCCAGCAAGACGCATGGAGTAGGGAGAAGGTACAAATTCCACACAGCAAAGAAGAGCGGGCAAAGGTCAGACGTTTACGCCTTTGTCGCTGTGGATATGGATGCTGTAGTCTTTCGACGCGGCGACGAAGTTCTCAAGAAGACAACATATGTACCAGAGGCAGAATTTCTAAACGAAAGCCAGTCGATGCAAAAAACTCTCGACAGCTTCAAATAGTATCTTGCGGGTCGGCGTCGGTTTGATTACAAAGTTTGAGTGGGTGGCTTCAACCGTAACCTTGTTTATTGGTTATCGCGTTACCGAATGCGCCAATCATTCTGCCACCCACACGATTTCTAGAATATAATACCCACAGCCGCCATCAGGCCAGCGCCAGCGACGAAGCCAAAGATAGCTCCAATCAGACCGGCTGCGTTTATCATGCGTTCGATTTCTTTGTCATCCATCTAAACTCTCCACCATTTGTATTCGCTCACCGATCCAGCGCATCACTGGTACAGCCATTGAGTTGCCCATTGCTTTGTATCGAGGGCCATCTGGGCAATCTTCAGCGGACTTATTGCGCCACTCAATTTGCGTGTAGTTATCAGGGAAGCCTTGCAGGCGCTCGCATTCTGTTGGGGTTAAACGTCGCACTTGCAAGTCATTCATCACCGCTGGCGTCTTGCTCTTATCCAGCGTTGGCGTGACTTCAGTTGACACGCTGTCTCCTTGGTTGGCACTGTTTTGTGCGCCGAAGGCTATCGGCAATGTCTCTGTTGTTGGGTCGTATGCGCTTCCCGTGCGAGTTGTGAGACACTGAGCCACAACAGCCTCCGCTTCTACTCGCTCGTTGCCTGTGCGACTGAATGGAGCGCCTTGTGTAACTGTGGGGGCAGCTTCTTGCCCCGCTTCTCTGCTCGGCGCAGGATGCCCTGACATGCTTTCGCGCTCAAAAAGAACCGCTGCGGCACGCCGCCAGTCTCCAAGGTATCCGACAACGAACACACGGCGGCGGCGCTGGGCCACTCCGAAGTATTGAGCGTCAAGCACTCGGTAGGCGAACCCATACCCGAGCTGGCCCAGCGCCCCGAGAAAGGTTCCAAAATCCCGTCCTCGTTGGCTAGACAAGACGCCGGGGACGTTCTCCCAAACCAACCACTTGGGCTGATATTGTGCAGCAATGGCAAGATAGGTGAGCATGAGATTTCCCCTTGGGTCATCAAGTCCCTTGCGAAGTCCTGCGACGCTGAACGATTGGCAGGGGGTTCCTCCGACCAGAAGGTCAATTGATCTGTCAATGGGCCACTCCTTAAATTGCGTCATGTCGCCAAGGTTAGGGACATCTGGATAACGATGCGCCAGCACGGCGCTTGGGAACTTTTCTATTTCGCTGAACCATTGCGGCGTCCAGCCAAGAGGATGCCATGCGGCTGTGGCCGCTTCAACGCCAGAGCAAACTGAACCATATTTCATGACTCCTCCTCAAACTTATTCGACAGCGGTTTGATCGGCTGCTTGCTAAACACCCAACGCCACTGCGGCTTTGTGTACCCAGGCACCTTGATGAAATCGCGCACACGGTACAGCTTTCCAGCGTCGGCCATGTTGTTCAGATAACTTGAGGTGCGAGCAATGCTCTCACCGAGCATACCAGCGCCCTCAGAAGCCGATATGCGTTGGTCATAGCGCAACATGCGGAAAAGACGCTCACCCTGTTCTATGCCGTGCTGACGGCGCTTCTCGGCCAACTCAACGGCACTTGGGTGCATGGTTGACTTGCGAGCCTCACGCGATGGCAGTGGATCACGTTTGCCGAGCTTGTGCTGCAACTTCTCGAACTCAAGCAGGACATGACCGTAAGTGATCTCAAACCGCTCATGCTTGTCTGTGACGCCCTCTAGCATAGCCTTCAGTCGAGCTTCGGCAGATCGCTGATCGCGGATTTTAGCTTCTCGAGCAGAGCGCCTTGCTCTTGCAGCCTCTGCTGCAACGCTGGCCTCATCGCTGTCTTCGGTTCCGACAGCAGAATTGAGTTCACTCTTTCGAGCCGTTTTATATATTGCATTATTAGGTCCATATTGGCGCCTCTTTCGCTTCAGGGTTATATTGAGTTTGCTTGTGATCCGGCCAACGGTGGTCGGTGTTACGCGCAGCAATTCGGCAATTTCGCTTTGTGACATGTCCATCTCTGCGCACCTGATGACCTGATCGGTCAAGGTTTCAGCGTCCTGTTTCATTCGTCTTCCTCCAGCGGCTCAATCTGACCTTTTCCATTGCAGTTATCGCAATCCTGCACTTCTGACTCAAAGTCGCCATGCCAAGTCGCACTCTGGCGCACCCAGACTTCGCGCTCAACTTGGCCATCGCCATCGCATTCGGGGCAATCAATTAAATTGCTCATATCAAGTTTCCACAAAGTCAGAGGCGTTTACAGCCCACAAGATGAAATTGGGCTTGGTCAAACCAACACGGTTATACACAGCGGCCTTGGCAATGCGTCCGGCACTAAAATTGCGCTGGGCCGAGTTGCCTGCTGTCTTGCTGTCAATGTTTAAATAGTCAGCAATCTCAGCGGTGGTGCAATATTTCGTCTCACTGATGTAAGAGAATACAGACTTGTCAAGGTTCTGCGGCGATACTTGCTCCGGCTCTGGTTCTGGCTCCGGCGCCTCAATGACATCACCAGTGGTTTCAGGATGCGGGAACTTAACCCCGTTCTCAATCTTGATAGCCATCCAAGGTGTCGAGCTGGCCTTGTCGGAATAATTCGGAATCAAGACGGCATTGATGCTGTCGCCAGCTTTAACATTGTGGCCATCAACAACGCCAGCAGGGATAAAGACGCCTTCTGCGCTCTCTATATCATAAGCGAAGCAAAAGCCGTTGAAGTGAACATTGGTTACAATGATTGATTTAGTGTGCATTACATCTTCCTTTGTTTTAACATTCTGTAACTCTTCATCACATATCATAACAATATTGGCAACACATATTTTGCGCTTGCAATGATATTTATTTAATATTAAGGGTAGGGAGCAAGCATAGGAGGGTCCAATGGATCACAAGCAACTGATAGGTTTTACCCAGGCCCAGAAGGAAGCCATCGCAGAGGCTGCGCGGCGATCTGGTTTGTCATTCACAGCATTTGTGCGGAGTTCCGCCGTATCAAAGGCCGCTGATGCTGGCGTTGAAGTAACGCAGCCGCGAGTTGATTAATGGTTAACGGGCGCAATAAGGGCGCATCGTTTGAGCGTGAAGTTGCCATAATGCTACGCGATGAGCTTGGCATAGGTTTTAAGCGAGACCTTGAGCAATACCGATCTGGCTCGCACGCTGACCTCATACCAGACGATCCAGAGTTTCCGTTTAGCTTGGAGCTAAAGCGATACAAGGACGGCCCTATCGGCGGTGCGCCGGCATGGTGGGAGCAAGTCAAAGTCGCTGCCGAGCGTGAGCAAAAGATGCCGTGCCTGATTTACAAATACGACCGCAAGCCAATGCGATGTGTGATCCCGCTGGCTGCGTTGACTGATTGCGATCACGATTACAAGGCAGAAGTGGACTTTGAGACTTTCTGCTATATTGCGAGGGAGGCAATGCAATGAGAGTAGAACTAAATAAATCAAATGATAATTACGATAGAATTATGGAGTGCGCTATAAACGATGAGTTTGAAACTGAACAAGTATCTGATGAGGCCGTTTTCTATGAGGTGCAGAAAGTTATGCAGAAAAATAATGATTATTACTATAAACTTGGAATATTGAATGCTTTAGATGACGCTGTATTAAAAATTAATATGGTGGACGGAAAGCCACAGTTTCAAATTCTTTATTTTTCTGGAAATGCAAGTGGCTCAGTTTGTAAGACTTTGAACAATGGATCTGTGTGGACTGATAACGAATTATCATGCAATTTGACGCTTAATTTAAAAGATGAGGTTGTAACATTCATCTCAGAAAGAGACGGTAAGTCGGAGATTATACAACATGATCCCCGCTGACCAGCTAACCAATGCTCAATATCACGCCACTGACGCGATTAGCTCATCTGACGTGAAAATGGTCTACGGCAAGTCGTTGGCTCATTGGAAGGCCAAGGTCTACAAATCCAGCACTGTGTTCGATGTCGGAACCGCCGTTCACTCGATGTGCCTGGAAAGCGAAAAGAACTTGGTCATTCGTGGGCCAGAGACCCGCCGAGGCAAGGCTTGGACGGAGGCTTATGATGAAGCGCAGGCAAACGATCAAACGCTGTTGACCACCGCCGACTATGACCTTGCGCGGAATATTGCCGATAGCGTGCTGTTCCATCCAGCGGGGCAACGTATGGCTGGGCCAACAACGGTCAATGAAGCCAGCTTCTTTGCCACGGACCCTGAAACTGGGCTAAAGATTAAATGCCGCCCAGATAGCCTATGGGATGCAAAAGGTGTGCTGTATGACATAAAGACATGCCAAGACGCCAGCCCGCGCGGCGTGGCGAAGGATATGGTGACATATAACTACGCCATCCAAGCCGCCTTCTACCTTCATGTTATGGATTGCGCTGGCCATAAGGCCGACCAATTCGTCTTCGTAAATGTGGAAAAGGCGGCTCCATATGCCGTATCAACAAACATACTTTCACCAGAATATTTGGCTTGGGGTAAGCAAAAGATGCACGAAACCCTGCGCCAGATCGCACAAGCCAACGAGACCCAGAAGTGGGATACTGGTTGGTCCGCAACAACCAATGTGGTTGTACTACCTCGATGGTTGCAGAACGACGCAGCCGACTTTTAAAATAGCTAGGAGAAAACACATGGCTAATACAGACTTCAAACCAGTAATGATCCGCGACGTGGAATATAAATACCCTCGCCTAAATACAACCTATCGCTTCAACACCTCTCAGAAAAAGTCAGAGGAGTGCGCACCAGGCGCTTCCGGCGCGGCTTACTCAATAGCCTGGGAGATGAGCGCCGATGCTGCAAAGGCGCTGCACGCTGACCTGAAGGCGCACTATGAAAGCTGCGGTCGCAAGGAAGCCTTCACCAAGGTCTTTGGCATGAAAAAACTTGACAGCGGCAACTATGAGTTTCGCGCCAAGCGCAACGGCACCAACAGCCAAGGCGCACTTAACGAAAAGCCTCGCGTGATCGACGGGGCAAAAAACCCGCTGGCTGACACCGCAATCTGGAGCGGATCAAAGGGCAGCATCAAGGTAACTGCGTACCCAGTGACAGACCCAGACGGCAACGGTGGCATTTCTTTGCTCATTGACACAGTGCAGGTAAGTCACGCAGTCTACGGTGGCGGTGGCTTAGATGACTTTGATGAAGTAACAACAACTATGCAAGGCGGCGTTGACGCATCTCTGGATGACTTTGGTCCGGCCACTGCGCCAGCACAGCAGGCGATTCCAGCCGCCCCAGAGCTGGACGACGAAATCCCGTTCTGATTATAATAAAACCCCTGCCAGTTGGGACGCTGGCAGGGGTTCATTGGGAGAAAACAGACCGTGATTGGTGAAAGGGTCCGAACATGAACAGACTAACAAAAACCAGCGAAGTTGGCAAGAAGCAGCTCCTGTTAGCGCATGGTGCGCACGATACAAAGATTGGCGACAAATACTTAGAATATGACGGCATCACCTTGTCTGAAATAGCCGAGATGGTGAACGAGCCGCAGTCGAAAGAAAAAGCCGACGCCTCATTCATCATCCCATCAACCTATCGTGATTACGATGGTCGGAACCACGCAACGCAGCGCGAACATGGAGAATATTGGCTATTGGCGTTAGATGTGGACGAGGGTGATCCGTCGCTGACAGAGCTGCGCACAGCCGTTTCCAAAGTGACAGGTGACGCATCCGCACTTATCTATTCGTCATCTGGAGCCAGCGAAGACAACCGAAAGTGGCGCGTGCTAATTCCCCTGGCCCTACCAATCAGCGGTGAAGACTACGCGGACGCACAGCTCGCACTCTTTGACCTGATGCAGCAGGAAAATATAACATGCGACGCTGCCCTCTCACGCACGGGTCAGCCGATCTACCTTCCAAACGTACCGACAGCGCGCAGGAACTCGCAGGGCGAGCCGAGCTTTTACCACGGTGTGCGCCACAGAGGTGGTGGCCTGCTTATCCCAGCAGAAAGCACGATATGGGCAAACCTAGAGTTTCGCCGCAAGAATGAAGCCATCGCAGAGGAACGGGCCGCTGCCGAGCGAGCATTGCGCGCACAGGAACGTGAGCAAAAGCGCAGCAAATACGACGATGATGACCCAATTGACGTGTTCAACCAACGTCACACAATCTCAGACATCATGCTCAAATACGGATACGAGCGCAAAGGTCGCTCAGACAGCTACCGCAGTCCAATGCAGTCAAGCGGGTCGTTTGCCACGAAGGACTTTGGAACGCACTGGGTGAGCCTCTCCGGCTCTGACAGAGCATCCGGCATCGGTCAGGCTAGCGGTGAGTTCTGCTATGGTGACGCCTTTGACATCTGGGCGCACTTCGAGCATGGCGGCAGGATGTCAGACGCCGTGCGCGAATATGGTAAGGAAATCCGGCCAACGCCAGCAAAGCAGCGCGAAGAGATCGTCAAAGCGGCCACTGATCCATATGCCGACTTTGATACCATTCCAGACCCAGAGCCGCAGCCAGTGCAGCCTAAAGCTACAATCATCATACCCAACGCCGAACAAAAGCCGATCTTCTGGCTGAAAGACGCTGAACCCGTGCTGACATCATCTTACCTAATCAAGGGCTGGCTGGGCCGAGGTCAAATGTCAGTGGTCTATGGGCCATCAAACGTCGGCAAGAGCTTCTTTTGTCTTGACATGGCGCTTTGCGTCTCAGCCAGCGTTGAGTGGCAGGGCAGCAAAGTCAAAGGCGGACCAGTGCTATATCTGGCCACCGAGGGCGGCAACGCATTCCAATCACGCTGCGTGGCGCTGCGCAAACAATATGGCATCTTTGACGCTCCGCTGGCTGTCAGGCCATCGCCCGTTGATCTGCTGCGACCAGAGGCCGACCTGGCCAGCCTGATCGAACTGTGCAAGCAGATTGAAGCTGACAAGGGTGAACCACTCGCAATGATCGTGATCGACACGCTATCCCGCGCAATGGCTGGCGGCGATGAAAACGGGCCGACAGATATGACATCGTTTATTGCCAACGCTGACGCCCTGCGCGAGGTCACAGGCGCACATATCATGATCGTGCATCACAGCGGCAAAGATACAGCCAAAGGGGCGCGTGGACACAGCTCGCTCAGAGCCGCCACAGATACCGAGATTGAGCTGGAGGTTGAAGATAAGCTGCGCACAGCCACCGCAACCAAACAGCGTGATCTGGAGCCGCAGGAGCCATTTGTGTTCACACTAAAGGTGCATGAACTGGGCAAAGATGAGGATGGCGATGCCGTCACAACCTGTACCATTCAGCAAGCCGACCCAGACGATGTGGCAGACATGAACCAAAAGCGGCCATCGGGGGCAAACCAGAAGGTTGTCGTGTCAGCCTTCAAACAATTGCGCGGCGAAGGCATCGGCGGAGAGAACCCAGCGGGACCAGGCTGGCCCGAAAGTGGGCGTTTCTGGTGCATCGACGAAGAGAGTTTGAGGGAGTTTGCGAGGGGCAAAATGACCTCCGCCAATCCATCTGGAGCCTATACAGCGGCCATCAAAGGGCTAATCGCAAGCGGCTATATGGTGCAAAATGAGGGCAAAATATGGATTTCTGCGAAGGAAGGCAGGGTCACATGATGTACGATTTTGCTACGATTTTCATGTTATTGATTTTGCACAGTATAAACACGTTTTTCGTATTTTTCGTAGCTAATCGTAGTCAAAATCGTATGATTGGACATGACCTACGAAGAATACGATTTGCCTATAAGGCAATCGTATTAGTATGTCGGGAGAAAATTAATGGCTAAAAAGACAGCCAAGGCGATGGCTAATCGTGGCACGTTTGACAGTAAGCATACTGACTATGACAAGCCGATCCACTACAAGGTCGCAGCAGCGGTTGAGCCGTTTGTCTTCGCGTCAGCAGCGGCCAGCAAGGTGTGGGGGGATACGCTGGTCAATTGCGTGCCGCCAGCCTACGCGCTGAGATACCGCGAGCTGCGTGGTGATCTGGACGCCGCGATGGTTGCCGACGATTACACGTTATGTGCAGAGCTGGCCACAAGCCTGATAAAGGCGCTCAAGGTGATGAACGTGAAGGCAAGGCAGGATGGCCATGAGCCGCCGAAAGTTGACGGGCATATCTGCGAGTGGGGTGGCAAGATATATTGCTTCCTCGCCAGCGGCGATATAAGCGCCGTCAGACGCGCAAACCCAAATTGGGCTGTGTACCACCTATCAGACGTTTGTGCCGTCTTAAACGCGCTTACAGACGATCTGGTGGCCCCTGTGGTGAACGAGTTCCCGAAAGCTAAGATCACAGCGGTCAGAATGTACGATGACGAGATTAACTTTGAACCAGATGGAGAGTGAAATGACAGACAACGTAAGAACGCAAGTGTTGAAAGAAGCATCGCAACTTATCAACGGGGAACGGGCGAGGCACTACGGTGAGCCAAGTGAGAACTTCGGTTGTACTGCTGCAATGTGGCAGGCGTACCTAAATTACCCAATTAGTGCATCCGACGTTTGTCACATGATGGCCATGCTAAAAATAGCCAGGTTACGCAACGGTAGCCACAGAGATTCATCAGTGGATTGCGCTGGCTACATGGCCCTCGGCGCCGAGTGCGATTCAGGCGAGTAGACTTTGTGGCCAATATGTGGTAAGTGGGTCGGAGTATGATCCTCCCAGACATGCTTTCTTGTTCACCTGGGCCCCTGCTTTTTGGCGGGGGTTCTTTTTTGCTTTGTTTGGTCGTAAGGTCGCCCAAGTAGGGAGGTTACGATATGTCAAGTGAAGTGTTTGTTATATCCAGAGGCATGGAGATTGACTCCGAGATAATTGATGCCGTTTTCGACTTTATGGATGAATGTCATGATCAGGGTTACAACGCCGCTCAGATCATGGTGGCGATGCTTTGCGTAGTGCAGATGATACAGGAATCCGCAAGCACCTCGCAATCTATTCACTGATCGTGTATGATATGGGTGAGCTTTTCCATCGTAGGTGAGCTTTTCCATCGCAGGGGGCCCAATGTCTATTCGCTTCTCAATTAAGGCCGACACAGATCAGATGCGCAAAAAGCTGGACAACCTGGCGCGGCGTCAGATCCCCTTTGCGGTTGCCAGGGCAGTCACTCAAACAGCGGTGAAGGTACGGAACGAGGACATCACCCGCGAATACATGCGCACATTTGAGGCGCGAAACTTATCTTTCATCATGGCTGTTCACCGGGTGTACGGCGCCAACGCATCGTTTGCCAAGCGCACAGGGATTGCTGTGGCGTCCATTCAGCCTGTTGATGACCCAGTGCCGACCGGGACAACGGCAAGTGGGTTTGCTGGCGCACCCCAAGGCACAAAGAAGACCAGAGCTGGCACGCAGTTCATGAAGCGGCATGTCAAAGGTGGGATAAAGACATCTGGGCGCACAAAGCTGGCCATTCCGGTCACTGGTGCGAAGCTGACCAGGCGGCGGTCTGGCTCGATGGAAGGTGCGATGACAAAGGCGTCAAAGCCAAAGCAAATTTTAGCCCGCAAGAATACATTTATTGGAACCAGCAAGCGCACTGGCAATAGCATGATTATGGAGCGCACTGGCAAAAAGAAGAATGCAAAGGTGAAGGCGCTTTATACGTTGGCACCAAGCGCAAAGATCAACCGCGTTTATGACCCCCTGCCAGCGGCCAAGCGCGGCATCGCGCGAACTTTCCCCAGCCTTTTCCGCAAATCTTTTGTCGGCGCGCTGCGCACCGCGAAAATTCGCGGCTGAACTTTTCCCTCGGTGGGGTGAGCTTTTCCACTGGTGAGCTTTTTCCACGGTGGGGTGAGCTTTTCCCTCGGTCATGGTTTTGTGCGTTTTCGGTGGCGTTTTCTTGCCCGCTCGCCGCGTTGAATTAATTGCAAAATAATTGGAAATCGTGCATTTTTTTCTTGATGATATGCTCAAAGCATATTAGAAACATATTAAGCGGTGAGGTTGCCGCGATAACATGAGGAAAAAACAATGTGCAATGAATGTAGAACCTACCCGCAATTGGCCGCGCTTGGCGCAATTGATTGCCACTATAAAATAGCAGGCGAATTCGTGGCTGGAATTATTGGCTTGATGTTATTTGCCGCGCTTGTGTTTTATGCGCCTGCGCTTATGGCAACGGAATTCTGGACCGATACATGCGGATATGGCGTTTTCAACAATTGGTTTGGGGTTGGTTACTATTTCCAAACCGCTTGCCAATAAATCATAACAAACAAAACAGGAAACAGAACGATGAAAAAAGAACAAATAGTATGGATGAATAAAGAGCAAATCGCCGCCATGATTGACATCATAAAAAATGATATTGAACTATCAAGCTTTGATGTTCCAGATTTTGATGACGTTGAATTGATGACGGCATATAAAATTCGCGCCGAATTGTTGGCAATGTTTAAACAAGAATTAAGCAAGTAAAAGAGGGAATAGAACAATGGAAAACGCTAAATATAACTTTATCGGCAATCTAATCCGCGCAGGCGGTGACGCTAAAACAGTAAAGGGCAATGGTTCGGGGTATTTAACCGCAATTATGTATATGACGCCCTACAAAACATTAGGGCGTAATTTATGCCCAATGGCGGAAACAGCCGGTTGCCTTGACGGTTGCCTTAATACCGCCGGTCGTGGCGCTATGAATAGCGTTCAAAAAGGGCGCGTCCGCAAAGCGGAATGGTTTATCAAAGATCAATTGGGATTTATGGCGCAATTGGTCAAAGATTGTATCCGCTTTGTGGCATATTGCGACAAGCGCGGTATAAAACCCGCAATCCGATTAAACGGCACAAGTGACGTTAGGTGGGAATTGATAAAGTATAACGGCCTAAACATATTTGAGATTTTTCCCGATATCATGTTTTACGATTATACAAAGATTGCCAATCGTCCGCTTGATATCCCTAATTATAAATTGACGTTTAGCTATAGTGAAGCAAGCGCGGCATATGAAAAGCAATGCTTTATTGCGTTAAAGCGCGGAATGAATATTGCGGTAGTATTCCGCGACAAAGAAAGCATTCCCGAAAGCTTTTTAGGATTGCCAACAATTGACGGCGATAAAACCGATTTACGTTTTTTGGACCCGTTGCAATCAATTGTCGCGCTTTATGCCAAGGGCAAAGCGCGTAAAGATCAATCGGGTTTTGTTGTTGATATGGTGGCCGCATAATGGAAAAAACATGCAACTTGTTTGGCATTGCAATCATGATAGCAATCATGGCGCTGATTTAATGGGGATTGATATGGACATTAAACAATTGCCGCATGGCAACTATGATAATCTAGAAACATTCAATAAGGTTTTGAATGCGGTTCGCTATCTTGGATATTATGATGCAAGTTATGGCAACGATACTTGCCCCTCTATCATTAAAGATTTGCCTAATGAGGAATGGCAACAGGTTTGGATTGACTACGCAAACCCTGATATGCGGGAAGATATCAATTGGCCTATGTTTTGCGTTGTTAGGTTTGACGCAAATCATATGGAGATTTCAACGGATGAGTTTGACGATATAGAGGAGTTGATAGACAAGCTCAAAGGTTAATCCTAAACGATAAAGAAAACCCCGCCTTGAGCGGGGTTTTTTGTTGCCTATTGCAAACTCAATATCCGCCAGCGCGGACCTTTTGCTGCTGACCTTCTGCTGGCGCTTTAGCGCCCTTTTCAAGCGCGAAATCAAACAAAGTACCCCATATGCCGCCAAATTAACCGCCATCGAGCGGCTCTAAAAAGGGGCCGTTTTTAAGCCGTTTTAAGCGCGGTTTGCTCAAATATGGCCTGGAACCTATGCGGCCACCTATCCTCCACTCAAATCGTCGCATAATCGCGCTTAAGCGGGTCCTCCAGCCAAGATGCCCTGCGGGTACGCGCGAGGCACGTTTGTTTTTTAGCGATAGAACTGTATATATGGGGGTGTATGGGAAGGGGACAAAGTAAAATGGCAACCATGTCAGATTTGGCATCACATCTTCAAATGACCACGAAGAGTGTTCAAGAGCTTATAAATAAAGGTATAATTGAGAAAAAGGATCGCGGCAAGTACGACCTCGACGCGGTTCGCAAGCAATATATCCTGCATGTCAGAGAAGTCGCCGCTGGCCGAGCGAAGGTTGGTGATCTTGACCTGCAAGAAGAGCGAGCGCGGCTGGCGAAAGAGCAAGCTGATTCCAAGGAAATGGAAAATGCTGTAGAGCGCGGCGATCTTGTGTATATTGAAAATGTAGCTAAACAGTTTGAGTTGCAGCTAACGAAGGTCCGAACCAAGTTGTTGGCTGTCCCGACGAAGGTTGCACCTGAAGCTCATATTGCTGCGACGGTCAAAGAGGTCCAGAGCTTGATTGAGGCTGAAATAGTAGAGGCACTGAATGAATTGGTCGGATACGACAAAGAAGCAGCAAGCGAAGAAACTTGATTCACGCCTGTCTTCTGCGATTTCAAAGGCGTTAAAGCCGCCTCCAAAGCTGAACGTCAGTCAGTGGGCGGATAATTACCGCCAGCTTTCAAGTGAAAGCTCTGCGGAGGCTGGCCGCTGGACAACATCGAGGGCGGAATACCAGCGCGGGATGATGGACGCAGTTTCCGATACTGATGTGGAAACGGTTGTTTTGATGACTGGCGCTCAGATCGGCAAGACTGAGCTTATCAATAATGTCGTTGGTTATCATATACATCAAGACCCGGCTCCAATGCTGGTTGTGCAGCCTACGCTGGAGATGGCGCAAACTTGGTCAAAGGACAGGCTTTCTCCAGCGATCAGGGATACGCCCGTTCTGTCGGAGAAGATCAAGAATCCGAGGTCGAGAGACAGCGGCAACACAACGCTGCATAAAGTATTCCCTGGCGGACACGTTACTGCCTGTGGCGCAAACTCGCCCTCCTCACTGGCATCTCGCCCATGTCGGATCATTTTGTGCGATGAGGTTGATCGCTATCCGCTGTCCGCTGGGACGGAGGGCGATCCTGTGTCATTGGCCAAGAAGCGTTCAACTACGTTCTGGAACCGCAAGATTATCATGGTCAGCACGCCAACCGACAAGGGCGCGAGTCGGATCGAGGACGCATACGAGGAAAGTGACAAGAGGCGATATTTCGTGCCGTGCCAAGACTGCGGAGAGCATCAAGTCCTCAAGTGGTCGAATGTGAAGTGGTCGGAGGGCAAGCCTGCCTCTGCGGAGTACATTTGCGAGCATTGCGGGAGCTGTTGGAGCGATGTTAAGCGTTTTGCGGCTATCAGGTATGGTGAATGGCGTGCAACTGCTGAAGGCGATGGCAAGACGGCTGGATTCCACCTTTCTGGTCTGTATTCACCGTGGACGCCTATGGAGGACACGGTTCGAGACTTTCTGGCGTCAAAGAAAGACCCAATGAGGCTGAAAACTTGGGTTAATACGTTCCTGGGCGAGACTTGGGAAGAGCAAGGTGACAGGATTGACGAGTTTGATTTGATGGATCGTCGTGAGGACTGGGGCGATGAGTTGCCTTCAGAGGTCTTGCTAATGACCGCTGGCATCGACGTTCAGGATGATCGCTTGGAGATCGAGGTAGTTGGCTGGGGGAGAGGCGAGGAAAGCTGGTCAATCTCATATGATACGCTGTACGGAGACCCATCCACGTCTGAATTGTGGATACGTTTGGACAGCTTGCTGCAAAAGACGTTTACGCATCCGCTTCACGGTGAGATGGTCATCAGATCGTCCTGCATTGACTCTGGTGGTCATTACACTCAGCAGGTTTACAATTATGCTAGGCAGAGGGCGGGTCGCAGGGTTTTTGCGATTAAGGGTGTCGGTGGCGAGGGCAAGCCCATCATTGGTCGCCCGAGTAAGAATAATATCGGAAAGATCAACCTTTTTCCTGTAGGGACTGACACTGCGAAGGAATTAGTGTATGCTCGGCTCAAGATGACGGATGAAGGTGACGGCTACTGCCACTTCCCAAAGGATCGAAATGCGGAGTATTTTCGCATGTTGACCGCTGAGAAGAAAGTCACGAAGTATTTTAAGGGTCGCCCAAAACGTGAGTGGGTTAAGATCAGGCAAAGGAATGAAGCCTTGGATTGTAGAGTTTACGCTACCGCCGCATTGGCCGTGTTGAACCTAAATATTGAGGCAGTTTACAAGCAGGCACAAAATAGGTTATTATCCGACGAAACTTCACGTCCGTCTAGGGGTCCGAGAATGCCTAAACGCAGCGGCTTTGTGCATGGGTACAAATAATGGCAAATCTTTTCGACTCCACTAATGCTCCTGAAGGCGAACCATTAGAAATAGTGGTTGGCGACTTTTTGCAATGGAAGCGCAGCGATCTAGTCGCTGATTACCCTGCCGCCACTCACTCTGCTGAGTATGTGGCCAGGGTTACTGCCGGTGGAAGCAGTGAGATCAAACTTGTTGGCGTTGGCAGTGCGGATCATTATCTATTCACTGTTGACAGCTCAACATCTTCTGACTTTACGGCTGGCTTTTACCATTGGCAGCTAGAGATCACGGAAACGTCTAGCGGAAATCGCATCGTTGTTCAGCGCGGTGAGTTTAAGGCTGTTGTTGACCTTGACGTAAACGGCACTGATCCTCGGACGCACTCTGAGATCATGCTGGATAAGATTGAAACCATTCTTGAAGGCAAAGCTGACAGCGATGTTTCTAATTATAGCATTGCTGGTCGCTCTCTCACAAAGATGACTTTTGATGAGCTTATGGTCGCGCGAGACAGGTATCGTCAGGAGGTCTTGGCTTATCGTCGGAAGCTGAGAATAGAGAGCGGCAAAGCCAGCGGCACAACTGTAAAGGTTAGATTTAGCTAATGGGCATTTTGGACATCTTCAGTCGGTCTAAGAAGCCGCAAAACCGCAGAAACTATGCAGCCGCCAGCAAAGGGCGGCTTTTCGCTGACTTCAACGCAAGCAATCGCAGTGCTGACAGTGAGATATATCCTGTCCTGCGCGACTTGCGGAACCGCTCCCGTGATCTTGAGCGTAACAACGAATACATGCGTAGGTATTTGCAGCTATTGCGCACCAATGTGGTCGGTGAGGCTGGGATACGCCTACAGATGAAGGCTCGCAATCCCGACGGCGGGATGGACATGGGCGGCAACAACATTGTTGAGAATGCTTGGTCTGAGTTCTGCCGTTATGGTAGCCCTACGGTTGACGGCCAGATGTCAATGATTGACTTGCTCAATCACGTCATCACTGGCGTTGCGCGTGATGGCGAAGTGTTCCTGATGAAGGTTCGTGCGAGCTATTTGCGTCAGGGGTATGCTTTGCAGCTCATTGAGCCTGACATGATTGACGAAGATCACAATGAGCGCGTCAAAGGCGGCAACCCGATCCGCATGGGCATTGAGATTGATGAATCAACCCGTCGCCCTGTCGCCTACCACGTTTTGACGGCTCACCCTGGCGATTACGATTACACTACACTGGCCAACGGTAAGAAGCGCACTCGCATTCCTGCTGAGAGGATGATGCACATTTACCGTCCAGATCGCGCAGATCAGACGCGAGGGGTGCCTTGGTCAGTTTCCGCTATAGCCTCGCTGAAGATGCTGCACGGTTATCGTGAGGCTGAATTGGTTGCTGCCCGTGTCGGCGCTGCGAAGATGGGCTTTTTTACGTCCCCTGCGGGCGATGGCTTTACGGCTGACGGCTATGAGGATGATGTAACGCCGATCTATGACGCAGAGGCGGGTACGTTCCACCAGCTTCCGGCTGGCGTTGATTTCACTGCGTTTGATCCTACTCACCCTAATTCAGCTTTTGCTGACTTTGAGAAAGCTGTCTTGCGCGGTATCGCGGGCGGTTTGGGTATCAGTTATACGTCACTGGCCAATGACCTGGAGGGTACGTCATATTCGTCGATCCGCCAGGGTGCGCTTGAGGAGCGTGATTTCTATCGCACCTTGCATCGGTTTATGATCGACCACTTCATTGATCCTCTGTTCCGCGAGTGGCTTGAGCATGTTATGGGCTTTGGCGTTATTCCGATCTCAGGCACAAATAAGATCGCCAAGTTCAGCGCAGGCATATCTTGGCGTGCGCGAGGCTTCCAGTGGGTTGATCCTCTGAAAGAGATCAATGCGGCAGTTGTAGGGTTGCAGAACGGCATCTTGAGCCACACTGACATCGCTGCCAACTATGGCCGTGATGCTGAAGAGACGTTTGCCCAGATACAGCGTGACAAAGAGATGGCTGATGCGTTCAACCTGAAGATGGCTTACGAGCCGTTTGGCGACAAGCAGCCAGTCCCGGCGGAGGTTGAAGTCAATGACGAATAAACCAACCAGCGGAATGGTATCTGAGGCCAAGAAGGGCTTGGACTGGCGCAGCGAATATGGCCGTGGCGGTACTGAGGTTGGGATTGCGCGGGCGCGTGATATTTCCAACGGCAAGAACTTGTCTGACGATACGGTTAAGCGGATGTATTCTTTTTTCAGCCGACATGAGGTTGATAAGAAGGCCGAGGGGTTCCGTCCTGGCGAGGATGGCTATCCATCAAACGGGCGCATAGCCTGGGCGCTCTGGGGCGGCGATGCTGGCTTCAGTTGGTCGCGCAAATTAGCTGATAGAATGGAAAAGGAACGCTCTATGGAAAATGTCGGAAATTCTGATATAATGCCCGAAAATATTGAGGGCGAAGTAATGACTGAAGTTCGTGATGCGGAAACTGAAACTGTTGCTGATGAAGTAATAGATGAAGTTCGCCAAGAAGAAACTGAGTGTGCCGCAGAGGAGCCGACTGATGGGGCTGAGGAGACTCGGTTAGCCCCTGAGAAGCTGATCTCTCGCGCTGTATCCGCAGAGAAGAAGGTCATTGACGTTGAGGCTCGCCGCGTTCAAATTGCTGTTTCTTCTGAGGAGCCAGTTGAGCGTGGATATGGAAATGAAGTTTTAGATCACTCTGAGCGCAGCATTGACCTGTCGTTCCTGAATAGTGGTCGCGCCCCTTTGCTCTTGGATCACGATCCTCGCCAGCAGATTGGCGTTGTGGAATCAGTCACATTGGATGGCTCGGCGCGCAGATTGCGTGCGACGGTTCGTTTTGGAAAGAACGGACTTGCCAAAGATGTGTTTGATGATGTTTCTGACGGTATTCGCAGCAACATCTCAGTTGGCTACCAAGTCAACAAATTGGAACAAGATGGCAAGGGTAGCTACCGGGCTGTCGATTGGCTTCCAATGGAAGTTTCTGTTGTATCTATCCCCGCTGACAGGACAGTCGGCGTTGGCCGGAGCGCAGATGACGACCTTCAACACCGTACACCTAACCCAACCCCTCAAAAGGAGGCTACTATGTCCGATATTGACATTGAAGCGGTGAAGGCCGAAGCTGTTCGCGCCGCCGCAAAAGACCATGCCGAAATCTATGCTCTTGGTGGTAAGCACCAGCAGCGTGATATGGCTGAAAAAGCCGTTGCAGAAGGCCGCACATTGGCCGAGTTCCGCGGCGAGCTTTTGAACGTAATCGGCAACAAGCCGCTGGACAACACTGAAATCGGTCTTGCACCGAAAGAAGTTCGCCAGTTCTCTTTGCTGAAAGCGATCCGCGCTCACGCCAACCCAACTGATCGTGCTGCACAGCAAGCTGCCGCTTTTGAACTTGAGGCATCTGCCGCAGCTTCTGAAGCCTATGGCCGCGAAGCCCAAGGCATCATGATCCCAAATGAAGTTCTTCGTTCATGGGCTGTTCGTGACCTGAACACCACAGATGACGCTGCTGTAATTGCAGATGACTTCCGTGGCGGTTCTTTCATCGACGTTCTGCGCAACCAATCTTCGGTTATGCAGGCAGGTGCCACAATGTTGTCTGGTTTGTCCGGCAACGTGAAAATCCCAAAGAAAACTGCCGCATCGGCTGCTTCTTGGATTTCCACTGAAGGTGGCGCTGCTTCTGAGAGCGAGCCAACTTTGGGCCAAGTCACAATGGCACCAAAAACACTCGGCGCGTTCACAGACATCACACGTTTGATGATGATGCAGTCCAGCCTGGACATTGAAGCCCTCGTGCGTAACGACTTGTCCACTGCAATTGCTCTCGCAATTGACTTGGGTGCGTTGGCAGGCACGGGTTCGTCTGGTCAGCCAACAGGTGTGAAAAACACATCGGGCATCAACGCTCCAACCAACTTTGCTGCTGCAAACCCAACCTTCGCAGAAGTTGTTGCGATGGAAACTGCGGTTGCAGAAGACAACGCTTTGTCTGGCAACCTGGCATACATCGCCCCAGCAGGCATGTATGGCGCTCTGAAAACAACTGCAAAAGACGCTGGTTCAGGCCAGTTCGTAGTTGGCCCAGACGGCAACATGAATGGTTACAACACCATCGTGTCCAACCAAGTCACAGCAGGCGATCTGTACTTCGGCAACTTTGCTGACTTGCTGATCGGCATGTACGGCGGCTTGGACATTGTTGTTGATCCATACACCAGCAGCACAAGCGGCACTGTACGCATCGTTGCATTGCAAACATGCGATGTGGCTGTACGTCACGCTGTATCGTTTGCGTTTAACAACGACGGCGCATAATATAGCTGGTGGGGGCTTCGGTCCCCACCAACTTATTAGGAGTTTTTCTATGCCATATCTAGTCTTGAAATCCTGTGTAATTGACAACTCTCGCTGCAATGCGGGTGACATTTTAAATTTATCTGATGATAATGCTCGCTCCCTGACCGCCATGGGCCGCGTTGAGTATGTTGATGCTCCGCAGCCTGCGAAGGAAGTTGAGGACCGCTCCGTTGCTCTGCCAAAGAGCAAGCCTGCTAAAAAGGTTACTCGGAGATCAAACAAATGATGATAACTCTTATCAAGAAGGCAAGTTGGGGTGGCAAGAGCCACAAGAGCGGCAGCAGCCATGACGTTGATGATAGGGTCGCAGACAAGCTAATCTCTCGCGGATACGCAGAAGTTTATACCCCACCGGAGGAAGTTGAAGATGGCCCTGCCTCTGACGAGTGATCTTGCCGCAATACTTTCAGTAGATGAGTTTGCCACTCGGGTGCTTTATAAGCGCCAGGGCGCGCTGGGTGACACTTACATCAATGTCATCTTCGACAACGAAACTATCCCAGTGGACAACGGTGGATTCGTCCAGGTTCATCAGGAGCAACCGCAAGCCACTTGTCGGGCATCTGACATACCGTACATCTCAGAAACTGATAGAATGGTTATCAATTCGATTGAGTACGTTGTTAGGGCTTGGGTCCACGATGGCACTGGTGTCACCGTAGTGCAATTGGAAAAATTATAATGTCTCATGTCCGCCAGCAAATCAGAGAGAGAATGGCTGCGTTGCTCAACAGCAATGTGGCGTTAGTTTCGTCTAGGGTCTACGGCAGTCGCGTTTACCCACTGACAGAGGCTAAATTACCTGCTATAACTGTTTATGCGGGCGCAGAGCAGTCCGGCCTGATGACTTTGGGTCGGAAGACGCTTATGAGAACGCTGACGGTCAATGTTGACGTTTATGCGTTAGCAACGGCTAATTTGGATAACGATCTTGACGCAATCTGCGTTCAAGTCGAAGAGGCCATCGCCGGGGATTACTCTCTGAATGGTCTTGCGAAGAATACAGTGCTTTCGGGTACTGAAATAGATTTCTCTGGGGAGGCCGAACAGCCTGTTGGTGTCGCCAGATTAAACTTCAGTGTCGAGTATTCCACCGACATTGATGATGTGGAAACGGCCAGATAGGAGATTCACCATGGCTACGCACGCTGGTAGCGAAGGCACCGTAAAGGTCGGTTCCGACGCGATTGCAGAAATCCGCTCTTTCTCAATTGAGGAAACTGCGGACACACTTGAAGATACATCCATGGGCGATTCCGCTCGGACGTACAAACCATCACTGACCAGCTTTTCTGGTTCTGTTGATGTATTTTGGGACGAATCTGACACAGCGGGTCAGGGCGGTCTCACAATCGGTGCAGAGGTAACTCTGAACCTTTACCCTGAAGGCGATACAGCCGGAGATACTTATCTCTCTGGTTCGGCCATCGTAACTGGTCGTTCAGTTAGTTCATCATTTGATGGGCTTGTGGAAATGTCAATTTCAGTGCAGGGTAATGGTGCATTAACACAAACAACGGTGTAAAACATGACCCTAGCAAAACGTATCGCGGCGAAGCGAGCGGAACAGCAGCGTGGTTTCTCTGACGTTGAAGAGTGGGGCGAGGCGGACAATCCGCTTCGCCTTTACTTCAACGAGGTCTCAGCAAGAGACATTGAGAAGGTCCAGCGCAAATACCCTAACTTTCTGGCTGAACCCAGCATGAGTGCAATGGTCGAGATGATTATTGTCAAGTGCGAGGATGAGGCTGGCGAAAAAGCATTCACATTGGAAGATAAGGCGATCCTTCTTGGCGAGCCTGTCAACGTGATTGCGAAGGTCTTTGGTTCTATCTTTGATACTGATAGCACAGAGGACCATCTAAAAAACTAAGGGGCGATCCATTCAGGTTCAACCTTCTTGGGTTGGCGCTTAGATTAGGCAAGACCGTCTCAGAGATTGAGCAAATCAGCCTTTCGGAGTATAATGAATGGATCGCATACTTTGCGCTGATTGAGGAGCGGGATAAAAATGAGTGAAAAGATCAACATTATTATCGCCGCCCAGACCAATGCGGCAGTTAAGGGCTTAGACCAAGTATCTAGGTCCACTCATCAAGTTGGTCAATCAGTGCAGAACGCCCAGGCAAAAATGGCCAGATTTAACAAGAGCGTTAGTGTCGGTCGTGTCAACCTCCGAAAGTTCGGTATGGGTGGTTTGCAGCAAGCTGGTTATCAGATCGGTGACTTTGCAGTTCAAGTCGCCAACGGCACTTCTAAAATGCAGGCGTTTGGTCAGCAGGCTCCACAGTTATTGCAAATCTTCGGCCCAATCGGTGCGGTTGTCGGTGCGGCGGTCGCTATCTTTGCGGCGTTTGCAGTTGTGGCGGAGAAGACTTCAAAGGCTTCAGGGAATGCAAAGACAGCAGTAGAAGACTTGAACCAAGCATTTGACACCTTGAAGAAAGTTGACTTTGAGGCTCTTGGAAAGAGTATGTCAAAGCCAGCTCAGATGGTTTTGGCTAAATACTCTGGCGTTCTTAATATGATAGAGAGAGTTGCTGAAGAGCAGCGTAGCGCAGCTATTATTAACGTAATTGATAAATTTGCGCCGCAGGCAGACATTGATAGGGCTATAAGTCAGGTCAAAGTGTTGCAAAATGAATTTGATGCTCTTCCCGAGGGAGTTGACCCTACTGAACCCATGTTATTTGAGTATGAAGAAGCTGTAGCCAATCTGAGAGATTTGCAAGGTTTACGGAACATCATGAATGGTCTGGACGCCAAAAGCCGTGAAGAGGCCGCTAAGAAACTTCAAATTGTCACTGACACCTTAACTGCAAACAAATTATTGACGCCTGAGCTGGAGAAGCAGTTGGCGGATTACGCGCAGCAATTTGGATTAGTTACTAACATATTGAATCAAGCTAAAGCTGTTGATAAGGCTGAAAATAGCAGACTCGCTATTGCTCAAAAATTGACCAGATTCATGCGTGAGGAAGACACGATAATGGGTCAAACGGTTGTCAAGGCTAATGGCATCCACGCCGTCCTAAAGGCAATACTGCAAGATAGAGATCGCATAAAGAAGACGCTTCAAGATGAAGACACTGTTATGGGGCAGCTAGTCGCCAAGTCTTTTGTCTATGCGAAGAATATGATTCAGGGCGGTAGAGGCGGCGATCCACGTCAGTTCACATACATGGATGAGTTCAGAAAGCAGCTTGATGACGCCGCCGCTGCTGCTGCGAAGTTGAATGACAATGCTCCTAAAGGTTTGTCCAAAATTGCAGCAAAGGTGAACGGTGAGCTTTCACCAGCCATGAAGCAACTTAATGGAATAATGGATTCAGTCGGTCAATCATTTGAGAATGCTATGATGAGTGCTGTTGACGGTACAAAGTCAACAAAAGAAGCATTTAAGTCCATGGCTTCTGAGATCATCAAAGAGCTGTATCGCGTGTTTGTGGTCAAGCAGATCACTGGGTTCATCATGAGCGCCGTCGGCGGCTACTTTAACGCCAACCAAGTCTCTGGCCCATCTATGCCATTAGGGACTGGCAACGTCCGCCCGCAGGCCCGCACCTTCGCAGGCGGCGGATATACAGGCAGTGGACCGCGAGCAGGCGGCTTGGACGGCAAAGGCGGCTTTATGGCCATGCTGCACCCAAGAGAGACGGTCACGGACCACACCAGAGGCCAAGGCGGCGGCCAGGTTGTTGTCAATCAAACAATTAATGTTTCCACTGGTGTACAACAAACTGTACGCACAGAGATCAAGCAGCTAATGCCGCAGATTGCGGAAAGTGCCAAGTCGGCAGTGGTAGATGCGAAACGTCGGGGCGGATCATATGGAAGGGCATTCGCATGAGTATTAGCTATCCTTTGGCCCTGCCATCGCACACTGGTATTATGAGCGTTGAGTTTACTACTATTAACGCTGTGACTTATACACGAAGCCCATTCACCTTTGCTGGCCAGGCTCATGCTTATTCGGGCCAAACCTGGCAGGCGGATGTAACGCTGCCAGCCATGAAGCGCGCGGATGCGGAGCAATGGATCGCCTTTTTGATTAGCCTGCGCGGTCAATTCGGCACGTTCTTGCTGCATGATCCGTCAGGGTCGGCTCCTCGCGGCACGGCGACCACAGTCAACATCACAGGTTCAACCGGCGATAGCAGCGTATCAACCACGATGACTGGAACATTGCTCGCTGGTGATTACATTCAGCTTGGTTCCGGCCTTGACGCACGGTTGCACAAGGTTTTGCAGGATCAAAACGGATCAGGCACTTTGGAGATATGGCCTGCCTTGAGAGCGGATCAATCAAACGTCTCTGCCGATCTAACCAGCGCCGCTGGCGTGTTCCGCCTTTCATCAAACGAGCAATCTTGGTCAGTGAATGAGGCCAGCGTATATGGCATTACGTTTGGAGCTATGGAGGCATTATGACCCGGAACACACCAGCATCCTTATTGACTGCTCTGAGCCAGCCGGAAGTTCTCCCGTTTTATGCGGTTGAGATGCTCTTTTCTAGTGCGCCTGTGCGCTTTTGGACTGGATACGGCGACAAGACGATAGGCGGAGACACCTACCTTGGCAGCGGGAACCTTTTGTCGATCACTGGAATTGACGAGGTGAACGATCTGTCGGCCAAGAGCATTACCTTGCAGTTGTCTGGCGTTCCGGCCACGCTTGTATCTCTGGCGATCCAAGAGCCTTATCAAAACCGTGCGTGTAAGATTTACTTTGGCACGACCGACACCACGACGCCGATTGAGGTGTTCAGCGGCTTGATGAATGTCATGACGATCCAAGATAGTGGTGAGACTAGCATCATATCTTTGACAGTTGAGAGTAAGCTGGTCCGCCTGGAGAAATCATCAAACTGGCGTTATACCGAGGGAAGCCAGCAGTCACGACACAGTGGTGACACGTTCTTCTCCTATGTCTCATCATTGCAGGATCGCGACATTGTTTGGGGCCGCGAGGTTAGTTCTGAGTAATGGGGCCGCGCGAGCATCTCAACGCTTACTTGCGGGCGATGAGGGGTGAGCCTTTCTCATGGGGCCAACACGATTGCCTCACGTTCACCAATGACGCTTTTCGGGCGATGTACGGCGAAGGCTGGGCGGATGACTGGCTGGACAGATACATGATTGACGGCAGGCCCATGCGCAGGGATGAGTTGGTCAAAGAGTTTCGCCACTCTGACTTCAACAAGGCAGTGGACAGCAGGCTTGAGCGTGTAAGCGGCATCCCTCCACTTGGTGCGCTGGTGACAACAAAGAAGGCTCGCAAGTGGGTCACGGGCGTGGCGATGGGCATATGCACTGGCGCTAAGTGCGCTTTCTTGGATAAGGTCGGTGTGATATACCTACCGCTAGACGATATTGATGAGGCGTGGATTAAAGCATGAATAAGAATATGCCATATAATGTGATGCGTCATGGGAATTGGGATCGCGCTCCAAGGGTAGAAGCTATTGCGACTGCAATTATTGCGGCAACGGGAGCAACATCAACACTCGCTATCGCTGCAATTTATGTTGGAACGTATATTGGTGTTACAGCCGTCACGTCATGGGCTATATCTGCTTTATCTCCCAAGCCTGACTTCTCATCTTTTGGATCGCAGGGTACTTTGGTCAACTCGCGAGATGCGACAGCCTCCGCTGATTTCGTATATGGACAGGTCCGCAAGGGTGGCACTGTCAGCTTTTACGAGTCAACTGGGGAAAAGAACAAGTTTCTACATCAGATAATTGTCCTGGCTGCGCACGAAGTTGAAGAGATCGGAAACATCTACATAAACGATCAAGTTGTGACCCTTGACTCCAATGGCTTCGTCACAACTTCAGACTGGGTTATTGATGGCGGAGATAATCCCTCTGGCATCCGCATTCAGAAGTTTGATGGCAGTCAGACAAGCGCACCCGCTGACTTGCTTGCCGAGTCAGAGCTGACAGGCTCAGATGCGCTCACATCCAGCTTTGTGGGCAATGGTATTGCTTATTTATATGTCCGATACGAGTACGATGGCAATGTGTTCGCCAGCGGAGTTCCGTTGGTTACGGCATTGGTCAAAGGCAAGAAGGTTTATGACCCGCGAACCGCTGTTACGGCATACAGCAACAACGCAGCTCTTTGCATTCGTGATTTCATCACAAGCACATATGGCTTAAATGACAACGCCATTGACGATGTGAGCTTTTCCGCTGCGGCCAACGAGAGTGATGAAAACGTCACGCTAAGTGGCAGCGGCACTGAGAAGCGGTACACCATCAACGGCATAATCAAGGCCAGTTCTCCTGCCGGTGATGTGCTTGGCAAAATGTCCACCGCTTGCGCTGGCACGCTTTTCTGGGGTTCTGGCTACTGGAAGCTAAAGGTTGGCGCGTACAGTTCACCAGTCAAAACATTAACTCTCGACGATCTGCGCAGTGAAATCAATTTAAGCACTCGATCTACAATGCGTGACAGCTTCAACGGTGTAACGGGTACGTTCAACGATGCTTCGGCTGACTTTATCACGGCTGACTATCCTGCGATCAAAAGTGGCGTGTTTAAAACAGAAGATGGCGGAGATGAGCTTCTGCTAGACTTGCCGCTGCCGTTTACCACTAGCGCGGCGACAGCGCAGCGCATTGCCAAGATGACGCTCTATCGTGGGCGTGAACAGATGACCATCAGCGCAGACTTTGGGCTTGAGGCGTTCAACGTGGAAGTTGGTGACATCATCGCATTCACCAATCCTCGCTATGGCTTTGACGAAAAAGAATTTGAGGTGATCGGCTGGAAGTTTTCATCCAACCAAGACGCTGGCGATCTTCGTGTTAGCCTGACTCTGCAAGAGACCTCTGAAGCTGCATTCGCTTGGAACGCTGAAGAGAGCGACATTATTGGCAACAATACCAATCTTCCTGATCTTGGCGGTGGGCTTGCAATAACCAATCTGACTGCTTCCGGTGGCGGTCGAATTCAAGGTGATGGCACTTTCATTAACTCCGCCATATTAAACTGGGACGATGTGTCAAATGCTTTTTCTGCCTATTACGAGGTTGAATGGAAGGCACTGGCTGATAGTACATATTCCAGTACAACAACCGTTGAGTCAGCGATTGAGATTTCCCCGTTAGTTGATGGCGTTGAGTATATATTCCGTGTGAGGGCTGTAACCGCCTCTGGGGTTGCGGGAGCTTATTCTACTGTTCAGTTTACTGGTGGTGGAGATGTGACCGCTCCGGGTCTACCTACAGCAATTACTGCTGATGGTGGCTTCAGGTACATCACTGTCCGTTGGACCAATCCTGCTGATGCTGATTTGAACTTTGTTGAGATTTGGGAGAATACTTCTAATTCATCATCTGGCGCAACAAAGGTTGGAATATCAGGTGGTAGCGATTTCGTTCGCTCAGACTTGGGCATACAGGAAACCAGATACTACTTTTTGAAGGCAGTGGATTACAGTGGCAACGCTTCTGCATTTACTACTGGTGTATCAGCGACAACCACCTTTATTGATGACGATGACTTTGCTAACGGGGTATATAGCTTGTTCACTGAGCAAGGTCTCTATGCCATTGAGGATGTTACATCACTCCCGGCTTCAGGCAACTTTGTTGGTGAAAAGGTATTCAACCGTACTGATGGCAAGCTGTACCAGTGGACGGGTTCTGTATGGGAGCAAGTCGTTGGCGGTGCTGAGGACTTCAGTGACTTAACGGGGGCTATTGCAGATGCACAGATACCAGATGGCCTAATTGATACCCTAAAGCTATCGGATGACGCCGTTACTAACGCTAAGATAGCCGTGAGTGCAGTTCAAGGTGACGTTATTGCCGCTGGGGCTATTACAGAAACCAAGGTTGGCCCCAACGCCATAACAACAGCTAAGATTGCAGCTAACGCCATTACAGCCTCTGAGATTGCCGCAGGTAGTATTACCTCAAATGAAATCGCGGCAGATACGATTGCGGCAGGTAACATTGCAGCGGGGGCTATCACAGCAGACGAGATTGCGGCCAATGCTATCACGTCTGCAAAGATTGATGCTGGTGCTATTATTGCTGATAAGATTGCGGCTGGTACGATTACTGGTGACAAGATTGGTGCAAATGAGATCACTGGTAATAAAATTAATGGTCAAACGATCACAGGTAACAAGCTTGTCGCCAACACCATAACAGGTGGCTTGCTGGCAACTTCTGGGATTATTACTAATACAGCTCAGATTAGTAATGCTGTTATTGAAAACGCTAACATCAAAAATGCAGCAGTTGATACCCTGAAAATTGCTGGTAGGGCAGTTACTATACCTACTACAAGTGTGAACAACAACGTGTTACAATTTACAACTGCTTACCAAGACTACACAGTAGCAACTCTCACTTTTACATCTGCGGGTGAAAGTGTTTTACTTACTTGGTCATTTGTACTTGAGGAAACCACCAGCCATATCGGCGTCAGGATGCCCTTCAAGTTATACAGAAATAACACCTTAATTTATAGACTTGAAGCTGGGTATAATGGCTTAACTTATAGCCCCTATATTGTTTCTACAAACTTTTTTACTGGGTCGTATATGGATACTGCCAACAGCGCAGGTTCTGTTACCTATAGAGTTGATATGCACCGGGGGCAGTTTAGTTCTACAGCTACATATGCCACTGATAGGGTTATCACTGCATTGGAGGTAAAACGATGACCACTGTAACTATTTACAAAGCAGAAACTGGGCTTATTGACCGTACTATAACTGTTCAAGAGACTGACGTTGAAATGAACTGTCAAGACGGTGAAGTTTGGGTTGAAGGTAAGTATAACCCGAATGAGTACATTATACAGAACGGTCAACCATACAGACTTCCAGAAAAACCTCTGTATCCAACAATTCTTGATTTAGAAACTTTAACTTGGGTTCAGGACAATGATAGGCTATGGGGTAAACTTCGGTATGAAAGAACCGTAGAGTTGCAAAATAGTGATTGGACGCAAGTACCCGGTGCCCCAGTCGATCAAGCCGCATGGGCCACCTACCGTCAGCAGCTTCGTGATCTGCCAGAGAATACGACAGACCCAGTAAGCCCAATTTGGCCGACCGCACCAAGCTAAACTCGCATTTCATCTTGGTCTAGTATTCTGCTCAAAAGTCGGTTATTATGCCTCTGCATATGCAACTTAATGGAGGCCGAAATGGCTACACTAGACAACCGAGTGTTTGACAACGGGCTGACCGTTTTGGACACAGAAGCAAACGTAATCCACGTTACATCTCAGGAAGCTACAAGCTACGCAGACGCTACGTCCACAAGCACACTTGGGAATAGCACATCGCTTTCCATTGGTGCGCCTGCTGACCGCTCTGGCGGTGGCCGTGAAGTAACAGTTGCAGCTATCACAGATGGCAGCATTACTGGAACTGGCACTGCTACGCACTACGCGCTTGTTGACACATCAAATTCTCGTGTGCTGGTTACAGGTGCTTTGACTGCATCCCAATCGGTCACAAGTGGCAACACATTCTCTCTCGCTTCATTCAAGATCGGTATCCCTGATCCAGCATAAGCTGAGTCAAGAATACTTTTTGTGAGATGAGGAAAGATTATGGTAACGCTTGTAAACCGTGCGAAGATGTCCACAGCCACAACCGGCACTGGAACTGTAACTTTAGGTTCAGCGGTTGCAGGATACCAATCTTTCGCTAACTCTGGCGTATCTGACGGGGCGACTGTCAGATACGTCATCGAAGAGGGTAACAACTGGGAGATTGGAACGGGCGTATATACAGCCACCGGGACAACCCTAACCCGGAACGTACTAGAAAGCAGTAACTCAGACGCAGCGATTACGCTGGCGGGTGCTGCTGAAGTTTACGTTACAGCTACTTCTGAGGACTTCAGTTCCCCAATCAAAGTATCAAGTCGGGTTATAAGCGTTGATACAACTGTCAGTGCTACTGAGAGCGCGCTCAGTGTTGGCCCTGTTGAAATCGCCAATGGTGTAACCGTAACTGTCGCTTCTGGCGGAAGGTATATTACAATATGACCCAGATCAAAGTTGATAATGTTGTTGATGCCGCTGGTACGGCTGCTGCTGACTTTACGTCAGGTTTGACCGTTGCTGGAGCGGCTCTGAGCACTCTTAATACTGCTGAGTATTACGAGACTGGGACTGAGCCAGCTAGCCCCAAGAACGGAGCTATCTGGAAAGACACGGCCAACGATAAGGTCATGGTTTATATTGCTGGTGAGTTTAAGGAAGTTGAGCTTGGTGCTGCTGCTGGTGCTTCAAATTGGACTGTAGACCTGTCTAATGTAAGTTATGATAGTGTTAGCTTTAGTGTAGCTAGTCAGGAGACTGGTCTCTATGGGGGGCCAGAGTTTAGCGCTGATGGTACTAAAATGTATATTAATGGGTATATAAATGACAGCACTTTTCAATACACTCTATCAACGGCGTTTGATTTAAGCACAGCTAGTTACGACAGTGTTTCGTTTGGCGGTCAGGGCGAAGGGGCTCTTACTGGGGTAAGGTTTAGCACTGATGGTACAAAAATGTACTTTTTAGGGTACATATCCGATAGAACATACGAAATAAATTTATCTACTGCTTGGGATTTAAGCACAGCTTCTTATAATAGTGTTAACTATGCTCACGGTGGCGGTGGATCGGCTCAAGGTTTATTTTTTGGTGCTGAAGGCACAAAACTTTATATTGTTGATGTTTCTGCAGATGATGTTAGGGAGCACACCCTATCAACAGCTTGGGATTTGAGTACAGCTAGTTACCTTCAAAACTTCAGTGTTTCAAGTCAGACTCTCGTTCCACGGGGCATTTGTTTTAACCCTGAAGGGACGCAGATGCTTATTCAGTCTCAAACAGGTGTAATTAGTTATACTTTATCTACTGCTTGGGACGTGACTAGTGCTTCTTATGACAGTATTAACACCGCGGTTCTTACTCAACAAAACGGTTCTGGTGGCATAACCTTCAACGCTGATGGCAGTAAGATGTACTTATCTGCTGACAATACTGACGCAATACACCAATATAGCACAGGATTATAACCCATGAGTGAACTTCTAACGACAAAGATCACTGACCGTGCTGGCACAGGTAGCCCTAACTTCAGCCAAGGTTTGAAAATCTCTGGCACAGACAGCGGTTTGCTTGCCCCTACTCGTACAGAGGGCGCGACGCAGCCTGACGCAGAGACATCCAGCAATGGGGATACTTTCTACGACACTGCTAATGACACCTATGACATTTTGATCGGAGACGCTTGGGTGCGTGTGATTGGTGCTGGCGGTGCTGTAAGCTGGACTGTAGACTTGTCCAATGTGACTTATGATAGTGTGTCATTCAGTGTAAGTGCTCAAGAGGGTGGCCCTTCAGGTATAGCGTTCAACACTGACGGCACTAAAATGTATATGGTTGGCACCTCCAGCGACTCAGTCCATCAGTATTCGCTCTCAACAGCTTTTGATATGAGCACCGCAAGCTATGATAGCGTTAGCATCTATGTAAGTTCTCAAGATACTGTTCCTTATGGTCTACAATTCAGCGTTGATGGAACTAAGATGTATATGGTTGGCTTGGCCAACAAGGGAGTCTACCAATACAGTTTATCTACAGCTTTTGACCTAAGCACCGCTTCCTACTCCAGTGTTACCTTAAGTGTAAGTGCTCAAGATGCTAGCCCTGTAAGTGTGCAATTCAACACTGATGGAACTAAGATGTATATGATTGGTATTAACGGAGATAGTGTATATCAATATAGTTTATCAACAGGCTTTGACTTGAGCACAGCCTCATACGACAGTGTTACTTTAAGTGTAAGTTCTCAAGATACTAGCCCTTTCGACATATCGTTCAACACTGACGGCACTAAAATGTATATGGTTGGCAGCTCCAGCGACCGTGTCCACCAATACAGTTTATCAACAGGTTTTGACCTAAGCACGGCTTCCTACGATAGCGTCTCTGTTGTACTAACCTCAGTTAGCGCCCCTTCAGGTATAGAATTCAACACTGATGGAACTAAGATGTATATAATTGATAACGCTAGTGACAATGTCTACCAATACAGCACAGGATTATAACTCATGAGCACTCTCAAAGTTAATAGTATCGCTAACAATGGTTCCGCTGTAGACTTCCCCAATGGGGCTTTTAACATTGGCGGCAAGAGCATCCTGCAAGGTTACACCTCCAGCGCCACTGAGCCAGCTTCACCGTCCACAGGTGACTTCTGGTGGGATAGCACTAACGAGCTACTGTACCAGTATTTGAATAGTGAGTTTAAGGCTATTGGAATATCAAATCCTTTTCCTTGGTATGTTGATACGTCTTCTATTTCTTATGATAGTATAAGTACTGGCACATTTAATGAGCAGTACCCTAGATCATTTCGCCTTAGTGTAGACGGGACAAAGATGTACGTTATTGGGAATGACGATGACAGAGTTTATCGTTTAGACCTATCAACAGCTTGGGATTTGAGTACAGCTAGTTACGTTCAAAACTTCGGTGTTTCAAGTCAATCAACTACGCCACACGGTATAGACTTTTCGTATGACGGCACAAAAATGTTTATAATGCAGAATGGGGGCACTCTTTTTTCTTACACTTTAAGTACCGCTTGGGATGTCACATCTGCTTCATATGACAATAAGTCTTTACTTCTCAGCACTATTAACAGTGCAAACACTGGGCCATTGGGTTTAATGTTTAATATAGATGGAACGAAAGTTTATATGCCAGATTATAACGGTGATAAAGTTTATCAATATAGCCTCTCAACAGCTTTTGATATTTCAACCCTTTCATATAATAATGTTTCTTTTGGTTCAGCCTCACTATTTCAGAGTGTTACAGATATTTATGTGAACCGCGCAGAAACTCACATTTACCTTTCTGATTCGGTTGCAGATACTGTAGTAGAAATAGTCATGTCTACTGCTTCAGACTTAACCAACGCGAGTCTAACGTCTAGTTATTCTCATGCAACTCAAGCTGACTCCGCACAAGGTCTGCACTTTTCGGAGGATGGAACAAAGATGTATATATTGCAATTTAGTAACGATACAATTTATCAGTACACATCAGGCTCTGCCTAATAGTTCTTCCAGAGGAGACAATAAATGATTATCAAATACAAGATGCACCGCACGGGTCGTGGCAAGTCCATGAAGGCTCCAGAGTGGATCGAAGATGGTGGTTACTTTTATAACCCTGTCACCCATGAATACATTGGCTGGTCGCCTGACCTGAACGCCCGTAAGTATTACGTTCCAGATACCGTTGAGACTTACACTCTCGCGGAGCTAACAACATATGTGCAAGGTCTTCACGCTGACCGGCCTATGACTGATGAAGAGGGAAATGATCTAACCGATGCGCAAGTGGCTACTCGCGTAAGCGATTGGCTTGACCTACGGGGCAACTAATCAGTGCTTGGCTTTAACCCATTAGCTTCGGCCCCACTCGGGGGTGATATTGTTGAGGAAGACGCTGGTGGTGTTGTTGCACTGTCAACGTCCGATATTACTACGTCTGCCCCTAGCGTCGATCAAGTCAGCTTTAGCCAAACACAAGTCATGGGCGCTGCGTCTGTTGAGACACAAGCTCCTGTAGCTGACAGCGTTGTTATGGACGTTGAGCACGTTCTCGTTACCAGTGACATCCTGACGGGCAACCCAGACATCGCTGATGCAGTTGCATCCTTGAACAAGGTTCTTGCGGTTGCTAACCTTTACACAGGGCCACCGTCCGTTGGTGGTGCTGCTGTAAGTCAAAATCATGTTGTTACAACCAATGATTTGGCCACAGGTGCAGTCGATATTCCAACCGCCAATATGGCTGAATATGAGACATTCACCACTAGCAGTATCTTCACCGCCCCTGCATCGGTAGATACAGCCGCAATTACACAAGTTGAGTCTCTATCTGCCGATGATGTCACCACAGGAAGCCCTGTTGTTGACTCCTTGGGAATGACAGTTTCGTCTGTTCTTTCCGCTGTAGGTGTAACCACTTCTGCGCCATCGGTTGATACCTCTTCGTTAAGTCAAGATCACGATGTTTCTGCACCTGACGCCGTTGCTGGCAGTGTGGTTGTTGATACAGCCAACATGGCTGAAGACGAAACCTTCAACACATCAAACGTATTTACTGGTGTAGTAGTTGTCGGGTCTTCTAGTTTGCAGGAAATTGATCCCGCACCAAGGATGAATGCTGGTTATGTTGAGTTAGATTATTACGATGGTGGGTTTGATTACAGCAATCCGATACCTAGAACAACATATAATATTTATCTTGATACTAATGTTAATGAATACCCATCCAATTTTGTAATCAAAGACATAACGGAGACCTCATCTGAGATTTCCTTTTATGTATATATTCTTTTGGACTATGTAGGGCCGGGAACAAATAGTCTTTCTCCCAAAAGGAAAAAGGTTACTTTACAGAAGGGCACGTCTCCATTTAATGTCACTATTGGGTCTTTTGAATATCACGGAACGAATTACCCAACTTCTAGCAGTGTTGGATTAAGAACGTCTACTGTTGATCCGTCAGAGCTTAGGGTTTTTGAGGATAGAGTTCCAGACCCCCAAAATCCCGGCTATTTGAAATCAGAATGGTATTGGGAGTATGACCAAAGCTCCAGCAAGCGAGAAGCTATCTCTATATCTCCCGCTAGGGAAAATTCGCTTTCTAGTGCAAATAACTTTACCTTGAAATCTATCCTTGAAGATAGAGCTGTTCTTTATAGAGTTGCTGAAACTAATTACTCAGTCGGGGACTCAATTCGCCCGAATTCTGCAATTAAAATTAAATTCTTTGACAACGGTTTTATTGATCGCCCTTCTCAAGTAACACAGATTATTTCCGCGCCTGTAACTGGAGCGCCAGTAGTCCCTGACGTTCAGATGATTACTGAGCATGAGTTTGAGCCTCAAAGCGACCTTACAGGGTCAGCGCCAGTTGTTGATGATGCCTCCGCAGTCATAAACATTGTAGCAGATACAAATGATGTTGAAACTGAGGCTCCAGTAGTCCCAACCCTTGATTACATCAATCGCATTATTGCTGATGGGTTTGATACTGGTGCGGTGGTTGTTGATGCCACATCAATGGTCGTCAACCATGTTCTAGGTGAGCAAGACCTTTATTCCCAAGCTCCTGATGTTGACGCAACAGGGATAACTCAACTTCACGTTACCGATGGCAATGATGTAACTACCCTCGCCGCTGATGTTCCTACAGCAAACATGGCTGAGTATGAGACCTTCACAACGGCCAGCATCTACACTCAAGCGCCTATCGTCCCAACTTCTGCTTTCTTCTCGGGCCAACTATTGTCCGCGAATAATGTTGAAACAGGATCACCTGTTATTGACGAGGTTGAAGCAAGTGTAGTTTATGACTTTACCGGCGAAGATCTTGCAACTGGCGCTCCAAGTGTTGAGCAAGCTGTATATCAAGAAATCCACATACTTCTTGCAAACGGGTTTACCACTGGTGCTTCATTCGCAGAAACAGCCAATATGGCTGAGGATGAAACCTTCTCAGTCGAAGATGTTGTCACCAGCGCGGTAGAAGTTGAGCAAGGCGCTCTTGAGCAACATCACTTTATTGACGGTAATGATGTCCTGACGGGCAACCCAAGGGTCAATTCAACTGACATTGATGAAGAACACATCTTCACGACTTCTGTTGTAAGTTCTGGCTCTGTTGCTGTTGATACCTCTGGTATTAGCCAAGATCACGTTATTGATGGGGATGATGTCAATACGGGCGCTCCATTAGTATTCACGGCTGTTATTACGCAGAACCATGACATCTTGGCCCTCTCAGTTTCTACTGAAGCTCCACAAGTTGATGACGCTGTATTTACTGAAAATTACCTGCTGGCAGCAACTGATGTAACCACAGGTGTCCCGGTAATAGATGCAGCTTCTGTCGTTGCCTTCTATGCGATTGGTGTTCCTGATAACTACACTGGCGCTCCTGACATTGGTGATTGCCCGATGTCTGAGGCAGAGAGCTTCTCTGTTGGAAATGTTATCACGGGTGCGCCTGACGTTGATAGGGCGGAAATGCTATTTAGCCGCAGCGCCGGGGCTGAAAATAGCGAAAATTCTGTAACAGTAGCGCCCAGCATCAATTTTGTGGTATTGTTGAGCGACGGAAAAAATAAGGTGGAATGATGGCCCAAGAGTTTTTTATAAAGCGCAACGATTTCAGCCCAACAATTAGGGTGTCTTTAAAGGACGCCCTGGGCGCTTATGTAAATCTAAATGGCGCTTCTGTTTCATTTAAGATGCAACCTATGACGGGCGGTAGCATCGTTTCAGGTGCTGCGGAAATATTTGATGTGACTGAAGCGACTGTAGAATATATCTGGCAAGGTGATGACACTTCAGTCAGCGATTCATATCGAGCTGAGTTTGAGGTGGCTTATGCTGATGGGAAAGTTGAGACCTTCCCAAACTCCAGTTTCATTAGGGTCGTAATAACAGAAGACATATCATAATTCTTTAAGGGTTGAGAAGAAATGGAAATGGACGCGATCTTGAATATACTTTTTGCGCTTGTCATCGGCGGTCTGGGCTGGTGGCTGAAGACACAACGCGAAGAGCTGGATCGTTTGCGCATTTTACTCAACCGCAGTCGTGAAGAGATGGCGAAAGAGTATGTCACAAAGGCCGACAGCAATCAGGTTTTGATGCAAATTATGAATAAGTTTGATCGGCTTGAAGAAAAAATTGACAGGCTGATGGAGCGGTGAAATGCTTTGCGCTCTGGTCTTTGTGAGTTTCGGACACACATGGGTGCAGGGCGCAGGCAATGTGATGGTCAAATCTTGCTACTATGAGTGCGGCCAAAAGAAGATCAGCAAAGGACAGTGGTATGACCGCAAGTATAGTGTGCCACCGCGCTATATATGCCCAAAGAGGTTCGCAGAAGCATGATTGATCCAATTTCCGCCATAGCCATTGCCGCCAGTGCAGTAAACAATGCCAAGTCGCTAATCGCCGCTGGGCGCGATGCGTCAGGAGCATTAAGCAAATTTGCTGGTGCTGTCAGTGACGTAAACTATGCTGCCGAAAAAGCAAAAAATCCGGGTGTGTTTGCATCTTTGACTGGCTCCGCAGAGCAGGCCGCAATTGACGCGTTCTCCGCTCAGAAACGCTTGCAGGCTATGAAGAAAGAGATCGAAACAATCATCATGTACCAACATGGGCCTAAAGGTTTGGAGGAATACAAAGACACTCTCCGAAAGATTAGAGCACAGCGCAAGAAAACAGCTTATCGCAAAGCCGAAATAAAAGAGGCTATAATCATGTGGGTTGTTGGAGGCATCATCGTGCTGGCTGGTATCGCTGGTTTGGCGGCGGTGCTTTACTTGATCGGCAAGCAACAGGGGAAATGGTAATGGCGCACACGATCTTAGATAACTGGAAAGTTCTGCCGCGTTTGATGATGTTCGTCACGACGGTCATGTATATACGTTGCTTAGAGTGGGCGATGGGTCAGCCAGATTTGTCAGTAAGTCAGGCGGGGCTGATCTCGGTGGTCACAGGAACTTTCACAGCGGCCTTCTCGATCTGGATGGGTAAGGAGTCAAAGACCACTGTAACGCCCACCAAGATCGTTCATGAGGAAAGGTATGACAAATGAGCATTCTGAGTGCGCTGATTGCGCCAGCCACTGAGCTGGCAGGAAAATTCATCCAAGACAAAGACCAAGCGGCACGCTTAGCGCATGAGTTAAGCACGATGGCCGACAAGCACTCGCAGCAAGCCATGCTGGCGCAGATCGAGGTCAACAAGGCTGAAGCGGCCAGCGGGTCTGTATTCAAGGGCGGCTGGCGTCCGTTCATTGGCTGGGTTTGCGGCACTGCGTTTGCATATCATTTTGTGTTGCAGCCATTTATAGTTTTCGGCGTCACCGTAGCTGGGGTCGCCATACCGGAGCTGCCTACGTTTGACATGGGCAGCTTAATGACCGTGATGATGGGGATGCTCGGCTTGGGCGGACTCAGAAGTTACGAGAAAAAACAGGGACTGACGAAATGAGCAAAGCAATGGCCAGCCTCCAAACCAAAATCGGGTCAACGCCCGACGGTGAGTTTGGGCCTAATACAGCACGGGCAATCGCAAAGTATTTCAACCTATCTCCGGCACGCGGCGCACACTTGATGGGGCAGGCGTCACACGAAAGCGGTGGCTTCAAGCGAACCCGTGAG